AAACGGCCGGCAACTGTTTCGGTGTTGCGTGCTGCCGCGCCGCCGAATGTTTCGGCGAGTTGCCCCATGACTTCGTCGGCGTCAGCGCCTGAGCCGATCATGTCGGTGAGTGAGCGGTCTAGTTCTTTGAGTGGGCCGACTTCGCCTTGGATCGCTTCCTGCAGGGCTTCGGTGACTGATTCAAGGTCGCGCCCGGTGCCAGCCGCCACGTCAAGCGCCAACGTCATAAGTTTTTGTGCTTCGGTGACGCTCCCGGTGGCGCGCACCAGATTCGCGAACGCCGGCCGCAGTTCGGTGTCGGACACCGCAGCAGCCATCTCTGTTTTGGCTATGTAATCCTCGACGGCTGCGATTTGTGCCGCGGTCGCGCCTGTGGTCACCTCAAGCTGGCGCGCTAGTTCGTCTTGCTGTTTCTGATCTTCAATAGCGGCTTTGGTGGCCACCGTGGCAGCTGCAGCAAGGCCAGCGATAGCAGCGGTGGCTGGCACCAACGCTTTCTGCATAGCGAAACTGACTTTCTGGCCAGTTGTCTCCAGTTTCTTGAAATCCTCCATGGCACGCTTGATGCCTTTGGAATCCCAGTCAGAAACAATGGGGATATTGACGCCTGCTTTAGCCATCAGTACAGCTTCCTGTTCGTCGTTTTGATGACATTATCAACAGCCACCTGAACGGCTTCCCGCACCTCGTCACGGTGTCGGGCGATAGCCGGCCACAGCGTTCGGCGTGCTTTTGGTTGCCATTTAGCGCCGTTGCGTTCGCCTTTGCGAAGCTGCTCGATGAACACGCGGCCAGCGTTGTCGTACACCGGCGACTGGTTGCGTCCCTTTGTGCCGTCACGAAAGCCGGCTAGCTCAAAGATGGCGCCAGCAGGGTCTGTTTGCCGTACCGTCAACAGGTCGATGGTGTTTTTGTCGCGTTGCGCGCTGCCCCGGTACGCGACTTTGATGCCGCGTCGCACCTTCGCCGGGACGAAGCCGCCTTTCCAGTTGTACCAGTTCGTCAACGGTTTAGCGGTTGGCACCAGCGCGCGTGCTTCTTGCACGATGGCGTCGCCAGCCGACTTGATTTCTTTGATCGCTTGCTTCCGCAGCTCGGGTTCGATCTGGCCAAGGACGCGGATAGAAGCAGCTGCGCCATCAACTTCGATTGTGGTGCTAATGCCGCCTGCCACTTTTGGCCTTCCTATTTCGTTCGTTGATTACGTCGACCACAGTAGTCAGGTCGAGTACGTCGAAGTCGATGTTCGGCGGCCACCAGCCAAGGTGTACGAGGATCTCCGCTAGCTGGCGTCTGCGGGTTCCTCGCGCGTAGGGCGGTCGTCACTTCCCACAACCTCGAGCGTCACGATCCGACGCAAGTAGTCGTCAAACACGGCCGGCACGGTGATCTTCGATGCCTTGCATGCCTCGTAGGCCAAGTACGCCAAATCTTCCATGCCGAGACCTTCGGCCATTTTGCTGGCCTTCGTTTTGTATTTGCGTTCCCACGCGACGATGGCCCACAGGTTGGTGGTGACATCTTGCGGGCCATCGCCGGTGTCGACGCGTAGGGTGAGTTGCACGTTTGCCTCCTAGTTGTGCAGTTGATTTGGTCAGGCCGTGGCGCGGGTGTACGAGCCGCCGGTGAGGGTGATGTCCACGGTGGACAGTTCGCCGACGCCACCGTTGAACGGTGTGAACTCGGCAAGGTACATGCCGGTGATGGTGTACACCGGGTTGTCGGCGGCTGGTGTGACGCTGTTCTTGCCGACGACCACGTCGACGCTTGTGCCAACGATCCCCTCGAGGATGGCTTCGACTTCGCTGGCTCCGTAGCTGAGAAACAGCGTGGCGGTCACTTCGCAGACCTCAAGGCCGGCGGTGTAGGTGCGCGCGGTGTCATCGAGCGCCGTGTTTTCGAGCGCCTCTTTGGTGATGGTCAGCGTGCAGTCCTGCAGCTGATCGGACAGGTCGTTGGCGTCGACCGACAAGTAGGTGGCGGTCAAGTTGGTGGTGGTCATGGTCAGGTGCTCCTGTGGGTTCCAAGTCTGATGGTCAGATCATAGGCCGGTAACTGTTGCTCGCCGATGAGGGCGACGGTTGGCCGGCCGTCGACTGCGGCGCCGCCGAACGCGTTTTGGATTGCGTCGACGATGGTAATGATGTAATCGCTGGCGTCTTGGTTGCCGGGTGGCGGTGCCAGAACGCGTACGACAATGGTGATGTCGACCACGTCGTGTGCGAACGTGGTAAACGTCGGCAGCTCGACAAAGACTGACAGCGGTCGTGCGTTGCGCGGATCCGTAACGGTCTTGTAGCCGAGGCCGTTGATTGTGGCGACGACATGTTGGATCGCTTCGTTGAGTACACCGGAGGCCACCGCATCAGCCGATCTGTGGTCGGCCGCAGCCGAGAAGCTGCAACACTTGGCCGAGGGATCCGATAGGTGTGACGGTGCCCATGTCGCTAAACGACGCGTAGCCGTCGACCGAGCCGCGCGTCCGGTATTGGATCGCGGCATACATGACGGTGCCCAGTTTCACGTCGCCGCTCGGCGCGGTGTTCAACGCGTCAAAGTAGCCAGCTGATCGGCGCCGACGGCTGCACCACGCGTTCGCAGCTGACACAGCGGTCGTGATGAACGCGGTGTCGTTAGCAGTCGCGCTGTCAATGCCAAGCCATTCAGCCACGTCGTCGTTGTCGATCCATGTACACGTCGGTGTGTACGTCAGGGTGCCGCTGTCCGTAGTGCGGTCAATGTCGTCGCCGCTGTCAGCGAACACGACCTGATTGGGTCGCGGCACGTCGTAATCAAAGACTAGGTCGCCTTCGTCGGTGACGCCGACGAACTGGTATGGCTCGAGGGCTGCGACGACGTGATTGCCGTTCAGGTTGGTTTGCGACAGGCCGCTGATGTTGATGTCGCTGCCAACGATCAGACCATCGAAATTTTCGAGAGTCTGCACGACGCCATAGTTATCTAGCCGCCACGCGTGGGTGATGGTGTAGGTAGCCATAGCGTCGTGCAGTACTCAGCGGATCAGACGAACGAGGCCTTGACGTAGCGGTTCACGTCGAGCATGAGCGTGGCGAAGTAGCCGAGCCATGAGATGTCGCGCGACCGGGTGCTGGCGTTGTCGACGCTCAGGAAGCCCTTCTGTTGCTCGAAGATCTCGAAGCCGACGGTGTCGCCGAGGATCATGGTGCCGTTGCCGGCGTTGGCGAAGTTCGTGTCAACGACGACCTGCAGGCCGAACGCCACGAAGTTGCTGGTGCCGGGGCTGGTCGTGCCGAACGCGTTCATGGGGCCAACCTGCGGGAACAGCGGGCGGCCGGAGCCGTCCTCGAGCTTGCCGAGGGCTTCCCAGTTCGCGGCTGACACGAACAGGTGGGTCGGCAGGTGGCCGCCGTTGCCGGCGTTCTCCAAGATGTACGCGGCGTTGCTGTACAGCCACGAGAGCCACTCGGTGGCGTCGCCGATGCTGGCAGCGGTGAAGGTGCCAGTCGTGGTGGCGCCTGCGACGAGCGCGTCAGCTGCGACGTTGTCGGTGGTCTGGCCGTACACGCGGCCCATGTCCTCGAGGATCAGGTTGATGATCTCGGGCGATGACCAGTCGGCGACCTGCTCGGACACGCTGACGTAGCCGCCGTAGCTGGCCTTAGTCACTTGGTTTTCCTGCACCTGGAACTCGCCGGCCTGCAGCGCAGCGTTCTCAGCGGACTGTGCAGCCATTGACGTGTGGGTCGACACGGACGGGCGGATGAACACCTTGCCGCTGGCGGGCATGGCGCGCACACCGAACGCGTCAACGACCGGGCGGATGCCGAGGTAGTCGTTGTACACCGGGCCGATGATCGGCTCGGGAAGCACACCGTCGTTGCTGGTGGTGGTCACGTCAGGCGCGGCGGCCTTGATGTTCTCGTTCATTTGGTGCCAGCGGTGGCCACCCTCGAGGGCGGCAGCGATCCACTCGGATGCGCTGGGGAGCTTGAACGGCTTCGCAGCTGCGGCGTGCAGCGGCTGGGTCGGAATGGTGGCTTCGGGCTTGGCGGCCTCGACCACTTCGGGCTGGATGTCTTCGGACACTTGTGTCTCCTCTGGGGTTGGGTCGGGTGCGGTCTCCGCTTGTGCGGCGATTTCGCTGATGGTGGCGCCAGCGAACGCTGGCTGGTAGACGACGGACAGTTCCTGCCAGTCGGCGGCTTTGACGACCATGGTGGGGCCGTCCATTTCGTAATCAAGGGCTTCGATACCGATGCTGACCGAGTCAAGCGCGCCCATTTTGACCAGTTCGACTAGGTCGTTGCCGGCTGCGGTGCGGGCGATCTCGGCGGTGAACAACATGCCGCCGTCGGTGTCCTCGCGCGCTGTGACGAGGCCGACGATCCGGCTAGGGTCGTGCGACTCCAAAAGGCGTGGCGCGGGGCCGTCAACCGGGAGCGCGCCTTGTTCGATGCGTACCTGCTGGCCGGTTGACACGGTCGCGGTCTCGCCGTATGGGACAGCGATACCGCTGATGGTGCGCGGCGTGTCGGCTTCGCCGGCTGCGGCGTCAAGGGTTACGGATTGTGCGGTGAATCGGATCATGTGGTTGCGTCCTCGTTCTCGCGGATGATACTTGCCGGGTATTCGGCTTCTTGTAGGTAGGCGCCGATGTCCAGCTCGATGTGTTTGCCGCGCGCGACGACGGTGTCAAGGCTGAGTGTTTGCTCAATGCAGTCGACGTACGGCTTGGCGCCGAACAGGTACAGATCCTGCCGTGCTTGCTGGCTGTTCTGGTAGGTCATGCCGCCGATAGCGACACCGACGAGCCACGCCGGTACCTGAAATACACGCGCCAGCTCAAGGGCCGAGTGTTGCCGGCCTTCCATAAGCTGCAGTTTGCTTGGGTCTTGACTGAACTCAACATATTTGACGTGCTGGTTGAGGGCGCCGACGGCTAGTTTGCCGCGTGCTTCTGACCATGCGCTGGCAAGTTCGGCAAGGTCGTCGCCGCCCATCGGTTCGCCGTCGGTCTGCTGCAGATAGCCGGAGGCGATGCCGCCGCCGTTGCTGGCATACCGGCGCGCGGCTTCGTCTAGCTCGTACGCGATCTGGATGGCGCGGTTACCTGTCCACAGCATGCCGTTGACCGGGCTGAGGAACTGCACGACGTTGTCGGCGTCAATGTCGACACCGTTGAACTGGATGTCGTGCGATGGGCCAAACCATTCGGGGCCGGCCTGATCGAGTGTGGCGACGTTGTCGGCCGGAAGCCATGTGAACGATGCTGGGAACCCGGTGTTGTATCGGCTGGTGATGTACCAAAACGCGCGACCGTGCAGCATGAGATCTTGCACGGTGGATGCCATCATGAAGTTGCGCGTCACTTTGGGATCCGGTCGCGTCATCCACGATTCGCCGGGAATGTACATGCGTTCATAGTTTTCGATCTCGGGATCCCACGACATGGTGTAGGTGCGGA